GTGACCAATTGATATTGGGCCCCCAGATGTGGCTGTGTTAATGGTAACTCCATTAGAGGTATTTGTGTTGTCTAAAGCTAGGGTAGAGGTTGAATTTACATCAAAAGCAGATCCATCCATCGTAAACGTACCGTCAATGTCTGTGTTATCAAGGTTGGATGTTCCATCAACTGCTAAATCGCCTGTAACTGATAAGTTATCATTAACTGTAGTTTCGGATGTGGTATGACCAATTGATATTGGAACACCTGATGTAGCAGTACCGATTGTTATACCATTAGAGGTATTTGAGTTATCAATGTTTAATGTAGAGGTTGAATCTAAGGAGATATTAGAACCATCTACTACAAGTGTTCCATCTATGTCTGTGTTATCTAGATTGGAAGTGCCATCAACTGATATATTACTACTAACAGTAAGACTGTCAAATGTAGGAGAGTCGGATGTTCTAAGACCTTGGGGTGTAGATAAAGCAATACTTGCTGTATTATCTGTTTCAGATACTGAAAATTCAAATCCATGATCTTGGGTAGATACGAAGTGGATATTATCATCTATTCCACTAAATGCTGTTAAAGTCTTAACTGCACTACTGCCACTTACGGCAGAAATAGTGAAATTATTTCCTGTGTTTAGATTTGATGCAGCTATTTGGGTAACATTATTACCATTTATTGCTAATACATTTGTAGATGTTGTTACTGTGGGGACTCCTGAAGCTGTAATTTCATTTACTTCAATTGTTGATCCTGAGACTAATACTTTTTTCCAACTTGGCATTTTATGTTATGTTATTATGTTATTGATAAATATAGATATTTTTAATATCCCTGTGGTTTAAGGATTAAATGATTTAGATACAATTCTTGGTACTATCATTTTTCCAAATGGCGCAAACCCAATACCAGCATTATCTACAGCTGAGCTTGATACTAAATATGCTTCATTTTTTCCTATATCGTAATAATATCCATAAGATGCTGTTTCTCTTAAATTAGCAGTAGCATGGATAGGTGAGCCTATAGGGGTTTGGCCTAATACGCAACTACCTGTGTATGATCCTGAGGGACCTGCATTAATTGTGGATTTTACGTAAAATATTTCAGTAGCAACTCCCGAAGATGAGGCAAAATCAGGTCTTGTTGGATGATACTTAAATGATCCACTAGCTACTACTGCGCTAGAACTATATATTATAATTTCTCTAGTGGGTAAAAAAGCATATAAACTACCTGAATCTCCATCCCCAGCAATTCTTGCTGATATATTAAATTTTCTATAAGTGCCAGAAGAAATACTTGAACTATTGATAAGGATTGGAGCAGAGCCTTTACCTATAACACTTCCTGAAGCAGGAGTTGAAAAGGGAGAATCTACCTTTGTAAATGAAGATGAATTTGTTAGTGTGTTTCTATAATTAATAAGAGAAGAAGAGAAAAATATACTTTGTGATAATATCGCGATTTCGTTTTTATAAGCACTGGCAACAGCAAATGAAGAGGCATTATCGATATTAAAATCAACCCCACTACCTGTGTCTATACCTGAGTATGATATGCGCCCGCCCACATTCTTTGGTATTCTAAGTTGATAAGAAGCTGTTACAGGGCCTACAAAAGAACCTTTTGGACCTAATGATGAAGTGTAATTTTCCTCAACCATTTGTGTTATTATAAAATCATCATCTACATTGCTAATTTTTGAAGCAAAGGCAGCACTTATTTGGAGATAAACAGCTTTCTGAAATGATGAAGAAATAAATGAGCCGGGACCAATTAGCATGCTTTGCCAATTCTTTTTTTTATATGGTACATAAACGGTGCCATTATCTACTCTAATAGGTTGTTGAGAGCTTGTTTCTACTTTAGTAATATCAAAATAATGTGACTGGTCTCCTGATTTTAGTCTAAAAGGAATGTCCTTAATCCCAACAAAGTTAGCTACTTTACCACCAATTAAACCTGTGGATGCTACGGATGCAGAAAGAGCCGCATGAGTAGTAAATTCAAATTGTTTATTTGAAAATTTATCTTTAATTCTGGACATTTTCTTCTGTGTTTATATATGATTTTATTATATTTTGTAGTTTTAAAGCTACATTATATACTATTTGGATGTCTGCTCCATTAAAGTCTGATTTAGCTATTAGCGCTAATAAATATCGAGATTCTTCTAATTCCAAATTCTCTCTTTTTTGATTATGGGGATTTTGCTTTTGTACTTTTGGGGGTATTGATTTACCTTGTAACCTTGCTTTTAAATCTTTAAATGATGCCATGCTTTTATTTTTATATACATATTATGTTCCTAAGTAAAAATCCCCTCCTAAATATATTAGTCCCCCATCTACTATGGAAGGTTCAGAAGTTTGTTGGGCTATTGAAAGAACTAACTCATTATTTACAGTAACTGCGGCCTCCCCATTTCTTTTTATAAGAAAAATAGTATCATGTGTAAGATCTAGATCATTTACTTCAAGAGAATTATTTATTTTTACTTTTCTATCTCCTATTGCTGTAATGAATTCATCAGTAATTAAAAAAGCTCCACTACCTGCAGTACTGGTACTGGTACTAGTACTAGTACCACCACTTGTGCCTCCTCTACTAGTATTAAAATTACTAAATGATTTGGCTCTAGAGCTAGGTTCTTCAATAACTGTAGTTGCTTGATTTAAGACTATTTGTGCTTTACTGAAGTATTTAGTGTTTTGTTCTTTAAGTTTCTTTTGAACATTATCCGGGACTACATATCCTTGTAATTTTAAGGTGAAATTGGCTCTTACTATTCTACCATCATCGTTACTTAATTCATTTATATTAGTAAATTGATCTATCATAGCCATGAACTTGAATCTTTCTGGATCCCCCCAATAGGAATCAGAAGAATAATTTACTGCTTCAATAATTTTATTAAGTTGTGAAATATAATCTGTCCAAATTATACCACTATATGTTAAATTAACATAATCAGGTATTACAACAGCATTAAATTCTTTTTGAGGGATTCTATTATTTATAATAGAAAATCTATCATATGAGTTTTTCCTAGTGTATTTTTCTTGTTGGGTAATATATAGTTGTGGGTTATTAGCGTCTAATTTATTGCCTAAATCCCTTCTCTTTTCAATTGATTCCCTCTTAAGCATAACAAGAGGTGTTTGAACTTTACCCATTTTATCTCTATAAAAACCATCTTTTTGGGCTAATTTCCATCTTTCACCTGAACCATAAATTACAGGAACATCTACAAGATCACCATTTGATAAGACTGAGGGTTTTATAACATTTTCAAAATAATAAAAAATTGCCTCATCTATATCTTGAAGTCCTAAATGGAAACTTGAATTTTCTTTAGAGTTATTTTTACTACTAATAGTACCTCTATTTTCATTAGGTCTAATATCAGGACCTAAAGCAATAGCGGGAATATCAGGAGATCCTTCCCCATCAACAGCATTATTTACTATTGCTTGCTGAGACAATTCATATTGTCTTGCTACCTTTGGTTTTTTTGCAATTCTTTTAGCCATTAACTGTATAATTGAGTACGAGGGTTAGCATTAGTTGATTCTACTTTTGTAGTCGTTGGATAAATACCAGATCTAAAAGGAATAGTTTTAAGTTGTTCAATTCTTGATTTACTACCTTTACAAATTATAGAAAGAGATACACCAAAACCATCTGTGTCTTCATTCATTGAGTAATCTGGATTTTTACCTGCAAAAAATTGGTTTTCAATAATGCTATTAAATTCAAAATAATCATTATTATATAATACTATATCCCCCATTTCAGGTACTAATTGTTTTTCTTTTAAATCTGCTCTTAGAAAGGCGAAAGTAAATTGTTGTGTAGAATCAGGTCCAAAGTCAGTTTCATTCCATGCTTGATCTTCTCTTGTAATTAAACAGGGAAATAATTGGGGTTCATAATATACTTTATTTTCGGCTTCACCATACACATTAGTAACAGTATCTTGAAGAACAAATTTATAAAATCCAACTTCTTGCTGAATTATATCATTAATTAGCTCTTTATTCATTGTTCTAAATAAAGAAATATCTCTTGCTCCTCCAAATAATGGCATTATAGTTTAGTTAAAGTGTTAGTATTAAATATTATATGACGTAAACCCTTAATTCTCATTCCAGGATCTCCTTTATTACTACTTAACATAGTAGTTTTTAAAAATTCTAAATCTTGTTTAGGATTATTTCCAGCTACAAATTTCATAGTTGCAGTATTAGTTTGTTTTCCATCATTTCTTTGGCGATTTTTTGCTTCAATATCTCCCGGGGTATTAGCATTAATGATAGTAACTTTTCTAGTTGCTCTCATACCATCTAAGATATCAGTAAAATTGGCTTCTTTATCAGATATTATTGATACACTTACAGAATAAATATTAAGGGCTTCATTTAATATGTCTTTTAATTTAATCATGCTACATAAATAGGATAAGGAATTTTTGTAAATGTATCTTGAACATTTTGTGCCTCATTTGCTTGTCTTTCAAGATGTTTAGATCTTGATGATTCTTCAAGCATTAATTTTAATTCATCAATTAAGGCAGTTTTTTCAGCTGCAGCTTCACTTCTTAATTCTGCTGCATTTGTAGTGACTTCAGCACCTGGAATAGGAACTGTTGAGTATTTGCCTCTTATGCTAGCTAACATTTCCTTAGTAACTGCTAATGTGTATCTAAAAATCCATTGTCTTGATGGAGAGTTTATTGTGTTATATGTTATATTAGTATAGGGAACATTAGATACATTAGTAACCAAATTAGTAGCAGTAGTTCTAGTGGGGTTATTTCTGTCTGTTTTAACTACATAATCAAAATATAGATTTTCATTTCTATTAGGTATTGGAAATATTTTTAAACTATCATTGCCTATTAATTCAAATGAATATGCTGATTTTCTAATAGTATCATTAAATTCAATTGCTTGGACTTTTAAAGCATCATAATATGTAGGCATTAACATAAAGTTTACACCAGGTGAATAATTACCAAACCCAAATGACTCCATTAATGATTGGATACCAGTTCCAGTACCAGCATAAGGATCAAAATATCTTACAATAGCAGCTGGTTGATAATGATAGATACGTTTAATTTCTATTGGGTTTCCTTCTTCTTTAATATTAGTCCATAGATCTGTTAGTGAGTATCTTTGTTGTCCTGAAATTACATTTATACTTCCAGTTTTGTAAGTAATATTACCTCCTGATCCAGCTTCAGTACCATATTGTTCTGCAATAGCTATTGTATTGCCCATATTAGGTTGGATGTATTGGTTATTTAAGTTACTCCCCGTAGTGGATCCTTCTAATGTGCCTATATTTTCAATAATTTTATATTGATAAACATATTGGGCATATGTAGTTACAGCCTCTTCAAATGCAGTAAAAAAATTTACAGCTTGTAATTCAATATCAACTATGGGATATCCTAATCTCTGTGCACACCAAGTTGCTACTTGATCAGCTGATGATATAAACTCGGTGTCAGCATCATAAAACCCAAATGGAGTGGGATTTGTTGTTGATGAAAAGGAGGCGGATCCAGGCCAGATTGAAATTGATGCCATAATTTAGTGTTTGGTTATAAATATAATAAAAAATTAATTAATGATAACCATTCAATAATTCTAATAAATTATCTATAGCAGCGTGTCTATGTGAGTCTGTTAATACTGTTTTAAATACGTATTCTGAATTCATTAACTTAGCCATATCATGATATGCTGAGTGTTGTTTATCTCGTAAATCTATTTGGTAAGAATCCCCACAAAATATCATTTTTGAATCTTTACCTAACCTACCAATACACATTGCCAATTGGGATTTATTTAGATTTTGATATTCGTCTACAATAACTACTGCATTATCAAATGTTCTTCCTCTAAAATGGGCTAATGATACTAATTCAATTTTTTCTTCTTTTTCTAATTTTTCTAATATTTGGGGTTTATTATAAACCTTTCTCATATTAGATCTAATTGGAACTAACCAGGGTTCCATTTTTTCTCTTTCTGAACCTGGGAGAAACCCATTATCTTCTGTTGAAATTGTTGGTCTTGTAATTATTATTTTATTAAATTGGCGCTTAAAAAATTGATCTAATGCAACCTGAACTGCTAATAGTGTTTTACCTGAACCTGCTTTTCCTACTACAAAATTATAAGGATGTTTTAGAATTTGAGTTTTTGCTAATTTTTGTTCTTCTGATAAAGATACTGAAAACCTAATATTACCCTTAGGTGGGGTTTTTTCTATATTTTGTCTTGGCATCGAAACATATTTTATGGTTATACATATAAAAAAAAGGGCCGCTTTCGCGGCCCTTTCTAAAATAGAATTATATATTAATCCCTATGATTTACACTAAGTTAAGGTTATGACAAACTACTTTACCGTAGAAGTCTGGACGAACCATCTTCTTCGCGTAGCGAGTCATGATACCTTTTCTTGGTGTGAATGATTGTGGATCATACACAAGAGGAGTCATAATTAATGGAATATAAGGGGCAAATACAGCTCCTGTTTCTAGGAATTGATTTCCTTTGTATCCCATTAGGATTATGTTTTCAGTCATATATGGGTTCTTGTAAACCGTGTAACGAGAATTAATCGAACCGATTTTCTGAACCCCCATTGCATACTTGTTAGAATCACCAGGTGAGTCAGCAGCAAATCCAGGAATAGATTCAAGGATTGTACTTACAGTAGGAGAAACTACCATAAAGTTAGCACCACCACGAAGAGTTTTCTGGTGAATTTTATTACTAACTGATTGGAGTTTAACACCTAATGTTTGGAACCAAGACATCTTAGTATAGTATTGACCTGTACCAGTTTCATCTGTAGTAGCACCTGTGTCACTTACTTCTTTAGCGATTTGAGCACTCCAGTGATTAGTAGTGTCTGCATTTCTAATTAACATATCAAGAATCTCGAGATCGATTTCCATTGAAATGTACTCAGAAAGAATAGACGTTAATTCAGCCTCAGCATCAATACTATGGTAAGCATTTAAGTCTTGAGCGAATTCTGGTGTCCATTGAGCCTTTAACTTACGAGTTTTCGCAGTAACTGTGTCACTTCTTAACTGTACGTTAATTTCTGGGATATCTAGAGTAGATACTGCACCACCACCTGCTGAAGGAGCTGTATCTTTATCTTCAAAGTCGCCTCTATCGTTAAGGTTATCTGGTCCTTTCTGGTATTTTATGGTAAGGGTAGCTTTATCAGCAGTTCCATTAGCTACAAATAAATCAACGAAGCCATTACCTGCTGTAAAGCTGTTAAATTGATTGTAGTTAGTTAATGAACCATCGTTTACAACGTATGCTCTTACTGCCTCAACATCTAAATCAGGTAAAGAAGAGGTTTGAACTCTAAATACATCTACATTAGCTAATCCAATTGTATTAATAAATTCTGTGTCAAAATTAACTGATGCAGAATCACTTGCTTGAAGTAATTCAAATGAGGCTGTTGTAGCGCTTCTAGCAGAAACAATTGCTGCAACAGTGCTGTTATCTACAGCACCACCAGTTACGTGTAAACTAACTGAGTTATCATTGATAGAATAACCGAAAGCACCCGCGCCATAAAGGCCGCTATTTCGACCTGTAGCTGGTAAAGATGTTTTCCTTAAATCTGAAGTAGCTGAATAGAGGCTATCACCTGAGTTAAATCCTGCTTGTTCAGTTCCATATTGGAAATCTAAGTAGAAAATAAGACCAGATGGTAAGTTCATAGGCTGGACAGATACAAGATCTTTAGCTACGATTTCACCAAATACTCTTCTTACAAGGGGAAGAGCAACACCCGCCCATGCCTCACTATTACCAGTAGTAATAGAAGTACCTGTGCCTGCACTAGATTGCTCATTTACGAGTTGTTTAGCTTGGTTCTCTAAGAGAACTGCCATGTTTGTTGCGTCTGTTTCAGAAGAGTAACCTTCTAACAGACCGGATCTTTTCCATTTTGCTTGCAGTTTCGCAGACTCGTTCTGCTGGTTCTGATATGGAGAAGCACCCTCTAATAATGAATTAATATTCATGTTATTTTAATTTTAAAATTTAATATTTGCGAGTTTTTGGAATCGAGACACCGTCTCATCAACTGATTCCGTAATAACCTTTTTAGGGGCAGTACCACTAGCTTTTGAAGCTCTTCCTAATCCTTCTTTAATAGCTCTCTTCTCTACACCAGTAAAGTTGAAAGATTCTTGTAAAGTTGAGAATACGAGTTTTGCTTCGTTAGCTGTGTTAGCCATGTCTAATGCATCAACTACTTTAACCTTTTGGGCTTCAGTAAGTGCATTAGCTCTAAATAGTTTGTTACAGTAGAGAAGTTTTGAATTTAGAAGATTCATCTCAGAAAGAGTCTCTTGAAGGGCTCCAACAGTTTTCATAGCTTCGTCACGCTCTTCTTTGAGCTTTTTGACTGCGCCATCGTATCCTGTTCTGCCTTTTCCGCCAACTTTATCATCAAATCCAGTTCTGCCTTTTCCTCCGACTTTTTCGTCGTAGCCAGTAGCACCTTCTTCAAGTTCAGCTTCAGCTTCAATTTCAGCAACCAAAGCATCAATGTCGAAGTTTTCTTTAACATTATCTCCTTCAATACCTTCACGAGTACCTGTGCCTGTAGCGGATCCTGCTCCAGTATCGCCTAAAAAAGAACCAATTGCCTTTATTTTTGCTCTTGGAGATGAACCAGCATCAGCTAATTTCTTTTTTAAGCCAGATACACCACCGGCCGCCTGAAATGCTACAGTTCCTACACCTATTAGAGTTGCTAAACCTGATAGTAATTCAGATGCTTCTGGAACAGCTTCATCAAGATGCTCTGTTTCTTCATTAGTATTTTCAAAAGTATCTTCATCAGATACTTCATCTAATTCTGCCATGAGTTCATCAAGGTTGATTTCTTCATCGACTCCATCATTATCTTCATGATAAGCTTCATCCATGTCTTCCTTGTCATCTTTAACTTCATCTACTTTGTCGTCTTCGTCGTAACTCATAGCTTCAGACTTTTTTTCTTTTTCGTCTTCCATATAAGTTTCTTCGAGTTCAACATCTTCTTCAAGCTCCTCTGATAATTTAGCAGAGAGCATGTTTTTAATTTTAGAGTCGAATGCTTCCTCCAACGCCATTTTAGCGTTTTGTAGAGCAACTTCTCTAACGGCTTTTGCATCAGCAATTGCCTCTTTTAATAATTCTTTAGCCATTTTGTTTTTAATTTTTTTGTGGCATCCAGTAAATTGTGTACGGGAAATAGAGATTTTAGTATCTCTAATTGGGATTTGTTTTTAAAATCCAGGGACACTATATTAAGATAGTGTATGTTGTCCCAAATAAATATGAAGGACTTTTGGAAACCAAAGATTTGTTCGTATATTGGTGGAAAATATCAATATTATGTTTATATTAACAATTTATTATTTAGCAATTGGATTAATAATATCATTTCTTCTTGAGCACTCCGTAAGATTTACAGGAAATGATATATCATTTTGGGAGCGCATTGGGATGATAGCATGGTGGCCTTATTTCCTAATATTCTTTATTATTAGTATTATTAATAACGATTAATTTAAAAATACCTATATTATGTTTATACAATCATACATTACCATAGCATCATCTTATTTATTAATAGGAGTAGTTATTGCACTTTTATTAGAATTAGTAATCCGTAAATATACAGAATTTGAAATTAAACCTTCAGAAAGGTTTTTTTTAATTGTAGCGTGGCCTATTATGGCACTAATCTTTATTTATAATTTTATAAATGGGATGAAAAAGGAAGATTAACACTTACACACTCCCGTGTTATCACAAATAATATCTCTAATAATATTATGAACTTTAGTATAATTAGGTAATGGGGTAGATACTCCTTCATGCATAGGACCGGAGTTAATATTAACTGACAAATATGCTCCTGGTGTTGATGGTGTTGATACCATATCAAAGCAAAGTAAGTCAAAATCTTCTTGAACCATTAAAACACCGTCTGAATCTTCTTCTACTGAGCCCATTCCTCTAGAGGATATACCAACAGTAACTCCACAACGAAATAATTCTTTAAGAATATTACCAGCAGGTGTAGTTAAAATTTCAACAACACCATGTACATCGTTTCCATTCATAGTAACTTCTACTATATTATGTGAAACATTATTAAGATTAATTACAGAAGAATCTGGGTGGTCTAATTCACCTAAAGCTCTTTTTTCTTTTACAGGACCATTAATATATTTTTTAATTTCTCTTTCAAGAATCTCTTGCTCATATATTCTACCATTGTGGTTTTTGACACCTGCTCGTTGAATAATACCACTAACTCTTAGTGGTTTATTTTCCTTAATAGATTGTTCAACTAAAAGTTTGTCTACTGTGAATGGTATGTGTTCTGTAAGTAATTGTTTCATCGTCCTTGTCCTCTATTTAATTTATGGTAGTGTTTAGAACTTTTGTGGTTGCTGTGTTTTGTCTTGGCATGTATTCCAGGGCGTGATACTTCATCGCCTTTCCTATATTGACTTATATTCATTTTTTTTGCCATAACTTACTTCTTTTTTTTCTTTTTAAAAGCAAAAGGAGATTTAGAGGCTTCAGAATTACCTGTAGACATAGATGCTCCAGTCCCTGTTGTAGATATTTCGTCTAATTCTGTTTTGATGAGTTCTCTAATGAGGGTTCTAAGTTCGTCTGCTTTCATTGCTCAGTAGATTTTAACTCATTAACCAGTTCATAATAATTTAAGAGATTAATTACATTGTCATCGTGAATTGAGGATTTTTTACAAAGGGGTTTAATTAAACCAATAATCTCATTTAATTTAATCTTAGTAATTTGATCAACATTTTGGGATAAATCGACTATTTGACTTTTTACCGTTTTAATTTCTTCATTGATAAATGCCTTTAATTTAGGATTATTAGAAACATTATAAACATATTCCTTAAGTAAAACTTTTTGATTATCGGCTAAACTAACATATTTATCATTAAACTTTTCCATTAACATTTTATATGTTAATGCTCTAGTTTCTTTATCAAATTTTTCATATTCTTCCATAACCATTTCCTTTTTTGGTTTATTAGGAATAGATTTATTTGTAATATGCTCTAAAATAGATACTTTAGAATTTACTATTGATAGAGGATTAGCGTTTTGACTTTCAAGTAAATGAAATACACTAGCATATATTTTATAATTAGGAATTTTTGCATTAAAAAATTCTTCTAAATTATAATTTTCTTTAACTTCACGGACTAAATTATATCTTTCTCTTCTAAGGTTAGATTTATTTAATTTTGAGTGGGCATTAATTAGGGTTTCAATAAGAACATTTGCACTAGTATCTTTATTAAACTTTTTATTTAATAGAGCATGGTAAATTTGGTATTCTTTTAAAAGAGTAGTCTTTTTACCAAAGAATTTTCTTAAAATACCTACAGACTTTGGTTGTGAATTTGAAATAGTCTCAGACGTAATTTGTCTAGTTAACAATTCAAATAAAATCCCCGTATTTTTGTACTTGGAGTGCTTAGGTTTCATGAATGAATAATTTTATTCCTATATAAATATATGAAGATCCCCAAAAATTACTCATCTATTATATTTTTCTCATCTAATATAGAAGTTTTATCATCCTCATTTAAAACATGTTTGCCTTTTAAACGAGTTAATGATAATTTTTTTAATAGTCTGGAGTTTTCGTTTACCGAGAATGTAGAAACATCATTAGTTCTTTTTGGAGTATCATCTGCTGTTAAGCCAGCTTTGCCTAAAGGATCTCTACCCATATTAGCTTGATCAGTTCCATATCTACTTAGCTTAATAGGGGGTCTACCTGGCCCTTCTTCATCATACCCATTAGGAACATCTTTTATAGTTTTATCCCTTTTAGTAGAGTATAAGCCTGCTAAATCGTGAGGGGTTCCATATGATTCTCCAGATTCAACAGGATCATTACCTTCAGCTTCTATTTGGTTAGTACGGAAAATATGGGCTGCATCATCAAGTGCTCTGTTTCTTTCATGATCCATTTCAGCATCAGAAAGATTAAATATATTTTTATAAATAAAGTCAGATGATAGGATTTTTTTATCTGTAATTGAATTCGCTAGTTCTACTTTTGATTTATATAATTCAGTTTTTTCTTGCTCAAATATAATTGAAGGACCTGTTAGTGATAATTCAAAATCTACTAAATCAGCATCTGTAAATCCTTGGGTATATAAATGAACTAATGCTATTTTTTGTAATTCAGATACTATTGTTCTTTGTAGGCGCTCAATTGTACGAGCAAAACGAATATCTAAAGCTGCTATTGTTGATTTTCCTTCTAAATTCTCATCATATCCTAAGAATGCTTTTGGTATCTTAAGAGCCGCTAGCATTCTATTTTTTAGATATTCAATATCAGTTATACCATCGTAATCAAGCCCTTTTGTAGTATCAATTTTAGTAGATGTGTCATTACCTCTAACTGGGATATAAAAATCCTCAGTCATATTTTGGATATTGAATTTTAAGTTATAATCTCCAGTAGCTTGATCAATATATGGAGTTTTCTTCATTTTAGCAACCGTTTTTTCCATATATGAATCAATTTCATTAGGAGGAATTCCACCTACATTCATATAGAAAACTCTTTTTTCAGGTGCACGCATAATTCTATGAATAAGCATTGCATCTTCCATTAAAATAAGTTGCTTAAATACCTTACGAGCAGGCTCAAGATATGATCTACCATAAGGAAGGTAAGAAGCATCAGATAATAATCTAAAATGAGCTACCTCATAATTTTCAAGTTTCATTTGATCACTTCTGCGGGCACTATAAGTGTTACTTTGTGATAAGCCATTAGGGTCTAATATAAACTGAACATAACTTGGGTTTTCAGGGTCGGTTCCTTCCTCTCTTACTACTTGATAAACAGATAGAGGTAAAACATTATATACACCAAATTTTTCTGATATTTGTAGATGTAAATAAAAATCACCATACTTACACATTTGACGGACCCAAGAGGGTAGGTTAAATTCAATATTTAATACATCATAAAATAAATTATGAAGTACTCTTTTTACATTTTCATTAGATGATTTAATTGTTAAAACATCTCCATATTCATTTTTTAGAGTTGATTCCTCAGATATAATATCTAAAGCAGGTGAAATTAATGAATCATAATCCATAGCCTCATAATCGCTGTAGAGCTGGAGGCGCATAGATGAGTAATTAAGTGTTGGATTATATTGAAGTGATGATCCTACAGGTCTATGTAATCTAGTAAATCTATCGTAAAGTGAATTTGATTCTAGGTTACCATATTTTTGAATGCGGTCAGCATCCATTACTTTTAATTGTTTTCCTCCAACGTTTCGTATTACAACATCAGTTGAAAATAGTCTTCTTAATCGTGTAAATAAGCTTGTATCTGCCATATTAGTAGTTTTGTGTTACGTATAAATATCTAACCTAAAAGCCAAGAAATGTCTTCATCTTTTCCTCCTACATTTATTTTATAGGATTTTTGTGGATCATTTCCCGTTTGTGGTGAAAATACAGGATTATATGTAGATTTTGTTGTATTACCTAGCATAGCCCTTGTTAGGTCCACTCCATGTTGTTTGAATTTAAGTGCCGTATCTCGCACGTAACATGCAGTTGCTAGCGACATTATTAAGTCGTCATTATAGCCCGTTTGGGCTTCTGGTCTGCCGTTTTTCCACACGAAAGTGCGCAGTTCATCCAAGGTGCGTTTTGATTGGATTAGTATGCCCTTTTCTTTAATATATGCGTCTAATTTAGCTATAGTTAAGGGCCGAGTTCTCATAGACATAGTGAATCCAGCTACCATTTTTGATTTATCAATTAAATCGTAGCCTTTAGCTATGTATGATTCAGCATCTCTAGCGAATTTTTCATCTTTAGGACTGTAGTATAGGTTTTCATAACCCATATCTATTACCTCTTGAATTGATGCCCATCCTATATTTGCATTTTCAATTACAAGTAGGGCTTTGTTGTACTCTGTTGCTACATTAAATAGGATTCTTCCAAAGTCTTTAGTAGGAACTTGATCTTTAAATTCAGCTACTTGAGTGCAGCTTTCAACATCTATAATATGAAATGCTGAGTAGTCTTTTGAATCTCCTCTAGCTACGTCGGCTACAACCATATATTGTCTTGAGTAGTCAGGATACTCCCATACCCATAGGTTTTGGCCTACTCCTCTTTTTTCAAGTGGGTCTTTAAGAGTTGATTTTTCTATGTAGTTTATAAGTTCAGGTGGAAATACTGTATCACCAGAGGTAGTAAAATCGCAATCACACTCTTGTGCTGCCATTCTTTCACCTAATTCATCATCCTGTTGGGCTCTCCATTTTTCATTTCGCTCTGGGTGTACTGTCCAAGGTAATCTAACTGGGGTAAATCCACTTGTTCCATCTTGTGCTCTAACCCACTGCCTATGATACCAGTTACCTGTTCCATTAGGAGTAGATAATATAATAGCTCTACCACCTGTAGCGATGGTTTGTTGTGCAGAGCCCCAAATATCTTCAATTCGATTTTCTTCAATGAAGGCTGCCTCATCAATAATCAATAAAGAAATGGCTTCTGATCTACCAGCATCACCTGCTGCTGAAACTGCTTTAATTTGTGAGCCATTTTTAAGTCGTATAGATAATCTATTATTTTCAACTGCGGGTAGTTTCAACCAACTTGGTAGTTGATCATACATAAATCGTACTTTTGTTACTAGATTTTTTGCTGTTTCTTGTTTTGTAGCAATGACAAGGATGTTTTTGTCCTTTTGAAATAACATCATGTGCAAAGCTATACCTGCTGAAAGAGTTGAAATACCAAGCTGTCTTGATTTTAGAATTACTGACTTATCGTGCTTATTTAATAGCGTTAATAACTTTTCTTGGAATGGGTAGAGATTGAATTGTGTTCTACCTCGAGTTGGATGTTGAATCCAACAATATTTTTTCATAAAATAAACAGGATCGCTTGCTGATTTAACAAACTCTTGTTTAATGATTGATTTTATATCTGCCATCGTATATACATACTAACAAGAAAGGGGACCTATTGGTCCCCTTAATTTTAATATTTGGTTAAATTAGTCCCTTAAATTGGCTAATTTTTGCATACGTTTAATTGATTCATTCATAGTAACCATTGGTTTTAAATCATGAACTCCATTAAGGCCTTCAAATCGTAGATCATCTTCTTCCATTGTATGATCCATCCCAGCACGTGCACCCGCGTTAAAGGCTCTATTTGCGGCAGTTTCTTCTTCCGAGTCTGTTTCTCCATCAGGATCATTTATATCAGTGATTTCTTCATCTACTACTGTTTCTTTTTTCCTGCCTCCAGATACTTTATCGTATTCTTTTTGAAGTTTAGCTTCAGCTCTTTCAAGTTCTTTAAGTTGCTTGCGAACATCTTTAACAGCTTTTTTATCCATCATTTCAGAAAACTCATTGTCTTCATCAATGCGGGTTAAACGGCTATTTGTTTCTTCAATCATTTCTTGAATGGCAGCTAGCTTAGATTCAAGTGATGCAATTCTACCTTGTGCTTCTACTTCTTTAAGTTTAGCTGCTAGGGGATTTTTAGCTTCGTTGATTACTTTTTTAATGTAATTTGTTAAATTATTAGACATATTATTGTTATTGTTATTTTGGTTTTCATATAGTGATGTTGGATCACTTAAGTCTAAATTATCGAAATCAGAAAAATCCATTCCTGTTGGATCATCTGCGGTGTCAAATTCAGCTGATTGTGCTTTTCTTCCTCTTGTTTCAGGAGCATTAGGATCACGATCTGGTACTAAAGATTTTTTAAGAACAGAAGTTATGGTAATTAAACCTTTCTGCTCAAGTGCTGCTAAGAATTTATTTGCTTGCGCTGGACTTGTATATGAAGTAACAGCAATTACGTCTTTTGAAGTAAAGCCTTCAGGCTTAAGCATTGCTGTTGCAAGTGCTTTCATTTCTTCTGGTGTAAAACGCTTTTTAGGACGTTTTTGTCCTGGTGATTTGTATGTTTTTAAAACGTCATTTACGCGTTGCATAAATTGAAGTACATCTTTTAGACTAGCGTTTTGACTTAATTTAAAAATGTTAGATGTACGAGCCATTTCGTCTAAACCACTCATATATTTTCTACCCATTTGGGTTTTAATAGCTTTAGTTAATTGTCTAGTCCAATAAGCTTTTAAGTCTTCATCTCCATCAAAATCAGGTGCACCCGCTACTGTCATAGCTGCTAAAACACCTCTTACAGGTGAAGATACACCTCCTTCATATCCACTTTGCTTATTAGCAAATGAAGCCATTTTTTCTCCTTGTGCCATTAGACCTCTTAAGTCTTCATTAACGGCTTCAGCTTCATTCATTTTTTTAGCAGCTTTCATCATTGCAGCTGCCATTCCTCCTGTATCAGGTTCACTGTTTATTTTTGTTATTGCAACTGCTACAGCATTATTTACTTTTTTAGGATCGTTACCTTTTTCGAGTCTTTTAATACCCATCCTAAATGCGGGGTTGAGTTCTTCCTCATTACTTTTTTTATTATTACTAATCTCAATCTTATATTGTTTAATAAGATTTTTTGCTAATGGGTCTTCAGCTTCATTAACGGCTTCTTCCATATATTCATTCTCAGCATTAACCGCGTTTATAACAGTCTGGCCATATTTAGCTAAGACCTCTTCATGTGATGCTCCACCATCAATTAATTGCTTAGCAGCTTCTATCGATCTTCTAAAGTCGGATTGTTCATCTAATGGATCTCCGGCATCGTCATACATTTCGCCATCCATTTTGTCAAAGGCAAAATCGTCTTCTTCGGGACGTGAGTCAGCAGCCATCATCTCAGGCGACATATTCATTTCTTCTAATGCAGCCTCAATTTCTTCAAGGATAATCTGCTTAATTTCAGTTTTATTCATTACGTACAAATATTGTTGTTAACAGTAATAAATATATAAGGATTATTGAGGAAGCGTATAGTCGAGTGCTTGAATGAGAAGAACGGTACCTAACACACCTGCGGCTACTCCTACTATTGGTCTATTGTGCCATTTATCGACTTGGTTTAAGCGATCTAAATGTAAATCAATTTGCTCATTCAATAGAAGAATTTCTTGATCCTTATAAGATATAATTAAACTATCTTGCTCTGCTATTCTTCCATGAATTGAAATTTCATACTCAAGTTGTTTAATTAAAACAGTTTTAATTGAATCCTGTACTTCAAGTGTATCTAAAGCCAGGAAAAATTCTTCTAACTCTACCGCTGGAATTTTAATAGTATCTTGAGCAGTGCTTTGTCCAAATAAACTTGATACAGTTAACCAAAATAAAATTATGAATATATATCCTAACTTTTGTTTCATTTTTTGCCTCTATACTTTTTCTTAAAATTTTTAGTAGTCTTTTTAGCACTACTTGTATTTTTTACTTGCGATTTAGTATGCGTTGTTTTCTTCTTCGCTTTAGATAGATCTGCTTTCGCGGCAGCTTTCTTTGTTGTTGCTTCTTTGGTCTTAGTTTTAACATTTTTGATTTTATCATTGTTATCTTTAACCTTTTTGTCGTACTCTTTTTTCTTTTTATTTTGTGTGCTTGCGATAGCTGCTGTGCCACCTAAAAGAGCTAATA